CTCTAGTGATAGTAGTACTTCTATTATTTCTTCTCTTAGTTGTTCGCTATCAGAAATGGTCAAATTTCCGTATAGTGGCGCATATGTTACGGCTTCTATTGTTGCGGGATGACCGCTAAAATTTAAAGTTATCATATTACAATGTTTTTAAAGTTTAAAAAAGATTTATTGTTTTCTGCCCGTCCACTATGACGGTTTCGTATTTTCCGTCTTCTAGTGCTTGTAGAACTTTATCCTTGTCAAGATAAGTAACTAACTGTAATCCAAGTCTGTAATGCTTCCCCACTTTTCTAGCGAGGTATTTAGTAGAGGCTGTTACTGTTATGGAATTATATAGCCTGTTTCTGTTCGGCTTAAAACCGTGGGTCTGGAATAAACCTAGTAGGTTTCTATTTCCGCTACGTTCTATATACCATAGGCTTATAGCCTTGCAAAAACGATCCTCATCGGCGCAGCCTGTAAACGGAGGGTATATTTTTTCTTGTGGCTGGTAACCTAAAATTTCGGCTACTATTTCTTCGTGGTTCTCAGGCTTTATAAATGCCTTAATATTTTCGTCTATGATTTTAACAAGAAAATTAGATTCTTCCATAATAATATTTTAAGTTGTTGTTTATTAGTTGTTGTTGAATAATAGTCAAGCCTTTTAAACACGTGCTTGGGTGTGTGAGGGTTAGTTATACGCCTAGTAAAGTACATACAGCCTCAATATATAGCTGTTCTTTTATCTGTTCTTTGTTTAGTCCTTTGTTCTCTAATTGTGTAACAGCTCCAGCTTTTACTAAATCTTGTATTCTTTCGTTTATTTTGTTTTGCATTTCTTGAGTAGTCATAATTATAATTTTTAGTTGTTTATTATTCCGTTGTTGTTGATACAAATGTAGAACAAAATATATTACTGTGCAAGTTTTACACAGTAAAAGATAAAAAAAACTTTAATTTTAACATTTGGACAAAAAAAAAGCCCTCTGATTATACAGAAGGCTAACAACTAAAAATATTAAAACTATGTTCTACTATGTTCGGGTACAAATATACGCTTTATTTTGACATTATAGCTATTGTAGTAGGTAAAGCTATAGCAAAGATACCAATTACGGTAAAAGTGCCTATTTTCCAGCCTAAAAGCTTTCTCTTTTTCTTCTTCTGGCTTTGCTCTAACGCAATGTATATTTTATTGTTGAGCTGTATTTGTTGTTTAAGGTTGTTAATCTGTTCTTTTTGGGCATCTATAATAATACTGCTGGCCTCGTCCTGTAGTTCGTGAGCAGTTACTAAATCTTTGCAGGTGGCTGACTCTTCTAGTAGTAAAATATTAGCGGCTTTATAGTTCAGGTTTAAGTCTTGGCATTTCTCCAGCTCTAAAATACTTTTAGTTAAGTAGACTTGTTGGGACTTTGTAATAGTAACTATCTTAGTTCCTTCCGTGTCTATTGAGTAGGTAGGATAACTAATACTATCTATTCTGGAGCTTGCTATTAAAGAGGGAATCGATACCACTGTCATTAGGCAAAATAATACTATCGTTTTCATATTGTTTAATTTTCTTAATTATATAAATTATTTTCGGCTGTTGGTTGCTTAGGCTGTCTTTTAGCCTATTAACCGTCTTTTCTAGTTCTAGGTCTATTTGTATGTATTTTTCTTTTAAGTGCTGTAAACTGTCATTCTCGGCCTCTAGTAGTGTAATTTCGTTCTTTTGTCTTTGTATGTGTTCGTGTAGTAGTGCGCTGTCTGGGTCTTTTCTAGTCAGTAGTATAATAATAGTAATAGTGAGCGCTATGGCAAATAGTATTATTATATAGTCTTTTGTAGTTAGTTTCAAAATAAAGAGGTTTGTCTGTTCTGGTAATTGGTTACTAAAATTTCTGTTCTTCTGTTTTTTAGGTTTTGTCTTTCGCCTATCTCAATTATATTAAGTCCTCTTTGTTTGGCCTGTTCTAGTATGAATGGATGGTTAAACTCTGACATTGCCCACTTACAGCCCGTATCTTGTAAGGTTTCAAATAGTTCTAAACTGTCGGACTCTGTAAAGCTGTTGCTATAGTTGTCTGTGGTGTTTAAGTATGGAGGGTCGCAGTAGATAAAAGTTTTGTTATTGTCTTTTTCTCCTCTTAATTGATATGATTTTAAAAAATTACTAAAACAAATATTATTAAACTGTACATCGTTGATTAATTCGAATGTTTTATCTATGTTTTTAAAAAAAATACCTTTACTATTTGCCGTTGTGAATCGCATACCTTCTCCGCTGCCCATAAAAGTTAAATTACTCAAAAACAAAAACCTCAACGCCTTTTTTATTGGCTCTGTTTCTTGGTTCTTTTTCCAGTACTCCAGTAAATCGCTATGTATAGGCATCATATAAAACGCCTTTTCTAGTTCTTCCTTTTGGTTCATAACGACCTGAAAGAGGTTAAAAACGTCACTATCTAAGTCATTAACTATATTGTACTTTGCTTTTGGCTTATTAAAGAACATACCACCAGCACCAAAAAACGGTTCTATATATATTTTATGCTTTGGAAAATAGGATTGTATCTTCTTTGCTATCTTCTTTTTATTTCCTAGTCTGCGTAATATCATACCTTTATACTTTTTTCGCACCATTTAATTAGCTCAAATAATGCGCTTACGTAATCATCTTGGAAACTCTCTAGCATTAATATACTAGCGTCCTCGAAGTTGTCAAAAAATAGGCATTCAGGCAATATTGACGGGCAGATAGTTTGATCTAGCATATATAGACGACTTTCAAAGTCGTAGTCGTTATCTTTCCAAGTCTGCGAGCGCATAGGGAAATTATATTTTTTACCTAGTGGTCTTACTAGTTGCCATAACTTACTAGCTATTGGGTCGGCTGCTGTTTGACCTTTTGAAGTATAAACGCTAAAACCACGTGCAGAACCGTCGAAGGCGTTACTATGTAGGTCTATTAAAATACTTTTCTGTGCGTTGGTGTGGTGGTTATTGGCTTGGTCTTTCTTATATTTTAGACTCCAGTCCTGCGTATCGTGGTACAGCTTTTTATATACCATCTTAGCCTCTTTTAACTTCTTACAAAGTTTATCCGCTATGACTCTGTTAAATACACCTTCATAAAAGAACCTATCCCCGTGAAACTCTCCTTTTTCGTGCTGGTGCTGTTTGGCTGGTGCTGTGGTGTATTGGCCTGTAATACTGTCTATACCTCCGTGACCTGCTGAAATAATGTAACAGTAGCGGCTACTGGCTTGATATTCGCTCAGTAGTAAATTGTTTCTTAGATGCCTATACGAGTTTTTCAAGTCGTTAAAGGCTTTATCCATTTCAATTAGTTTGTTCATTTTGATTTATTTAGTGCGATTAAAGCCAATTTTAAAGCATCTCTCTCGTCTTGGTTTGGCTTCGCTTTAGTTAATAATATTTTTTTTGATTTAATAACCCACTTAAAACCGTCCTCTGTCCATTTACCGCCTTTATCTTTTGGGCTAATATCTAAAACATCGTAACCTTTAGCCTTTAATATATCTACGGTGTACTGGCTCGCTGCTTGGTTTTTTCCTACGTTCCTACTTTTACGGGCTATTACGTTTTTATTGCCTCTCATGTCAAAAGTGGCCTTTTGTAAATTACTATTTTCAACGCAGAAAACAGTACTAGCAATATCAGGAGGAGAACTATCCAACCATCTACAAAAGTCTAAAAAGCCATTTCTAAACATTTTAAAAGATGCCTCTTTTGTATCATTGTCTATAATGGCCATAGCAAAACCCTTTTGTCTAAAAGCTGGGTCAATGCCTATAAATAGGTTTTTACTCATTAAAATATTTTTTTAGTTTATTAATACTTTCTTTAGATATAGGTCTACTATATTGGCTCTTATATATTACCTTAAATAACACTTCTGAGCTAACAGGGTAGGGATTATTAGGCCGATAAGTTAAACGGGTTATCTTTAGCCCTCTCTGCTGTATATCCTTTAATAGTTTACGCCTTATTACTATCCTGTCTTTTATCAGGTTCAATAGGTAGATAGTTTTTACTTTCAGCATCATAGTAAAAATCCTTTTCTATACCAAAAAACTTTAATAGCTTTATTTGTTTTGATGCTTGAAACTTTACCACTCTTTTATTTTGGTGTAATATCTCTCTAATTAACCCAACGCCTACAGGAAAAGGGTTAGTTTCTCTTTTATATAGGTCTCTGTGGCTTATCTCATAGTCACACATATAGTTATATATACAGCCTGCTAAGATTCCCTTTGTTTTAATGTCTATTTTTGTATCCTTCATGTAACAAATATAATAAAAGTTTTGAAATAATACAAAAAAGTTTTGCACTTTATAGAAAAATAACTATATTTGTGTATAAACAACAACTAAAAAATATAAAATTATGGAGTTAGAACTGTTAGAGATGTTTCAGAAGAAACTAAACACAGACCCACCAAAGAGCGCAATAATTAAAGACCGTCAAGGTTTCTTTTACCTGCCAATATCTTACTATGAAATTATGTTAGACGATATTTACTTCGGGCAGTGGACTACTACCGACTTAACTACTCAGATAGTAGCGAATGAAGTAATAGTAAGCCTACAATTAAACGTTTTGCATCCTATCTCTGGCGTCTGGCTGTCCCGTACTGGTTGCGGTGCGTCTGCTATTATGCAAAATAGCGGGGCAAGTGTGACCGACATAAGCCAAAAGAAGAAAAACGCACTACAAAAGGACTACCCCAAAGCTAAAAGCGAAGCCCTTAAAAACGCTGCTAAATCATTAGGTAAAATCTTTGGCCGTGACATAGCAAGAAAGTCGGACGCAGTACACCAAAATAAAGGCTTTGTAGATGGTGCTAAATTAAAAATGATTGCTCAACAAAATAAAACACTAAAAATCGATGCAGCGCAAGAAGCATAATGTAGAACAAAATACCCCTGAATGGTTAGCGGCTAGACTTGGCAAGTTTACCTCTAGCCAAATTTACCGACTATTTACAGACCCAAGGACAAAGAATACCCCTAAAAATTATGGCTTATCTAATACGGCTTTTGCCTATTGTGAATCTAAACTAGCCGAGTTGTTTTATCAAGAAGACGTAGCTACGTTTGGAGGCAATGACGCTACTTTATACGGTCACGAAAACGAAATACAAGCCCGTTTAGCCTTTGAGCAAATTACAGGTATAGAAACGCAGGACGGTAATTTTTGGACGTATGGAGACAACGGTAGTAGCCCAGATTGGTTATTTAAAGAATCGTTTTGTGAATGTAAGTGCTTCTACTCAAAAGTTCAATACGTGCGATTTGTTAGGACTGTAAATAGTGCGGACGAGTTAAAAGCGTTTTCAAAAGACTATTACTACCAGACACAACACCAACTTTATACAACGGGTAAAGATTATTGCATTATGTTTGGCTACGATGGTAGATTACTTAATAAACAAGACCCAAAGCGGAATAGTAAATTTTATCACGCTGTTACTATCCATCCAAATGAAGAAGTGTTTAAACAAATAGAATCCCGTGTAAAAGTTGCGGCTGATGTAGTACAAGATATGTTAAACGAATTATTGAAATAATGAAAAAACAGATATTAAACCAGATAGATAAAGCCTTAGACTGGTACAACAAAAATTATAAAGGCTACCAAGACATAGAGATGCTGCTTAATTTAAGCGATAAATTAGCCATCTTAAACTGTAACCTAGTAGAAATACTAGCCGAGTCCTCAAAGAGCTATTTAAGCCTATATTTAGACCGTAAGATAATGTTTGCAGGTTTTAAGCTAAATTACCACAGCGACGGTAATAGTCTAGCTAAAAGTGAAGAACTAGCAACCAAAGGAATAAAGGACATTAAGCAGAAGGAGATAGAGGCTGAGGTAGAATTATTGTTCTTGAAGGAGAAAAGGCGAGCTATTGAAAAAGTGTTGCAATCAGTACAGCAAAGAATCAGCTATCTAAAGCAAGAAAAACAGAGGATGAAACCTATACAAAATTAATAAAAACATGGAAAGATATATAGCCCATCACTGGGGTGCTAAAAACATTGAAAAAATACAAATAGAAAAGGAGACAAAAGAAAGCTACTGGGTAAAAGGTAGGAAACGAAAAAAACATACTGAATACGCTAAATTATTTAAAACATACGCAGAGGCAAAAGATTTTATTATTAATAAACAACTTAAAAAAATAGAGGCTATTAAAAGCCAATTAGCATATTTAGAAAACGAATTAGAAAAAATAAAACAATTATAACAATGGAAAACAAGACAAAAGGAAGAATTATAGACATATTCCAAACGCAGCAAATCAGCGATAAATTTAAAAAACGTGAATTTGTAATTGAAACCGACGAGCAATACCCACAGCTAATAAAAATGGAGTTCGTGCAAGATAATTGCAGTAAATTAGACTCTTTTGCTATTGGGCAAGATGTAGAGGTCTATTTCAATTTACGTGGCCGCAAATGGACAAATAAAGAAGGCAAGGATAATTACTTTATAACTCTTAGCGTCTGGCGAATGGTAGAAGCAGGAACTAAGACAGAAATCCCAACACTACCCCAGACACCGCCTAAAAGCCCTGA